ACTCCAAGCCGTTTGCCGTCGTGAAGGACAGCGATGGCGAGGTGATGGGTTGTCACGCCAGCGAAGAATCAGCCAACCAGCAACTAAAAGCCCTCTATGCCAACGAGAACAGCGCCAAAAGCGGTGAAATAGAGCGGCGATTCTTCAATGTGACCGAGATTCGCGCCGTTTATGAGGGCGAGCATGCGCCGGTGATCACCGGCCATGCGGCGGTGTTTAACCAGCCGTCACAGGAAATTTTCTGGATCCCCGGCTGGCGCGAGGTGATCCGTCCTGGCGCGTTTCGTAGCGCCATCGGCCGCGACGATGTCCGCGCGCTCATCAACCACGACAACAATCTGCTCATCGGGCGCGTCTCCAACAGCACTCTTTCGCTCGAAGAGGACGAAATCGGCCTTCGAGTGCGCATTACGCCGCCCGATACGACCTACGCGCAAGATCTTTTGAAGCTCATTCGCGGCAAATACATGACGCAAATGTCGTTCGGCTTCACCGTCTCGGAGGCCGGCGAAAACATCAACCGCAAGGAAAAGCTCCGCGAGATCGTCGAGGTCTCGCGGCTGTTCGATGTCTCGCCGGTGACGGAGCCCGCTTATACGCAGACCGACGTCAGCATTAGGAGCCGGCTCCTTGAGAAAATCGCTGAAAAAGAGCCGAAAAACGCGCCCGATGAGCTCGAAAAGGCCGAGTTTCGCCGCCGCATGAAGGCGCGCGAGGAGTTCATTGCGCGGCGCGTGTCGGTCAATCCGCTCGACCTCAAAGAAATTTTACGAAACGCACGGATAGGATCAAAACCTTAACCACGGAGGCAAAAAATGGCCTTGGACATTAACGAATTAAAGCAAAAACGCGCTCAGATCGTTGCGGAAATGCGCGCCTTGAACGATGGCATGGTCGATCGCGGCGAAGAGACGGCCGAAGAGACGGAAAAATTCGCCAAGATGGAAGGCGACATCCGCTCGCTCGAAAAAATCATCGAGCGCGAGGAGCTGCTGGCGCAAAAAGAGGCCGATCTTGCCAAAGTGGAGCACGAGCGACAACGAAACGGCGGCGGGGCAAATGGTGGCAGCCGCTGGGAGCCGTTTCGCTATCCGGTGATCGAGTCGCGGCAGCGGACGCGGGCAAATATCGAGCGTCAGGCCAATTATTTCATCCAGGGCTGGCTCCGCTCCATGAAGCCTGACGCCAAGATCGAGCACGAGCATACCGAGGCGGCGAAGTTTTTCGGCTTTTCGCTCCAGCACCGGGAGATCGAGATCCCGCTCGTCAAGGACTACCGCCAAATCAAAAAAGAATATCGCGACATGTCTCTGACGGTCGGCTCCGGCGGTTATACCGTCCCTGAGGGATTCGTTAACGCGCTCGAGCAGGCGCTCTTGCAGTTCGGCGGCGTGAGGCAAGTGGCCGACGTTATGCGGACGGATTCCGGGGCGGATCTCCCCTGGCCGACCATGAACGACACCGGGAACAAAGGCGCGATCCTGGCCGAAGCGACGACCTTTGGCACCTCAGTTGACCCGACCTTCGCGAGCGTCGTTTTCAAGGCGTTCAAGTATTCGTCAAAGCCGATCATCGTCAGCAACGAGCTATTGCAGGACAGCGCCTTTGACTTGGGTGCCATGATCGGCGGCTGGCTCGGGACTCGTATCGGGCGGATTCAGAATGATCACTTCACCACCGGTGCCGGCACGACATTACCGAAAGGGATTGTCGTCTCATCGACTGAGGGCGCAGCGGCAGCGTCTGAGACCGCCATCGTCGACACCGAGATTATCGACCTGGAGCATTCGGTCGATCCCGCTTACCGGCCGGGCGCACAGTGGATGTTTCACGACGCGGTGCTCGCCGCGATCCGGAAACTGAAGGACAGCACGACAGGACAGTATCTCTGGCAGCCGGGGATGCAGGCCGGAGTGCCGGATCGGCTGCTCGGCTATACCTACGTAGTCAATCAGTCGATGGCGTCGGCGCTGGCCAAGGCGGCCAAGGTCGTTCTGTTCGGCGACTTCTCCAAGTACAAGATTCGCGACGTGGCGGGCATTCGGCTGGTCCGGCTCGACGAGCTATTTGCGCAGACCGATCAGGTCGGCTTCGTGGCGTTTTTGCGAAGCGACGGTCAGCTTCTAGATGCCGGAACTAATCCCGTAAAACACCTCACTTGCAAGAAGTAGGGGGACAAAATGGCCGACTCTGAACACATTACCACGATGGTTAAGTATAGCCCGGCGATCACCTTCACCGAGGGCGCCGCAAGCACAGGGGACACGTTATCAGGGGCGGCGCTCGATACATCGGGCTTCGAACATGTCTGCATGTTTTTAGCCGTCGGCGTGGTCGCCGCCAACGCAACGATCGCGATCAAGGCCGAGCAGAGCGCTAATTCTGACATGTCAGATCCCGACGATATTGTTGGGTCGGCGATTGCGATTTCGGCGGGCGCGAGCAACAGCGATAAGGTCCACTACCTCGACATTCTGCGTCCGGATAAACGTTACGTGCGGATCTCGGTTACGCGCGCGGTCGGCAATACCGAGTGCATCGCCTGGTATGAGCAGTATGGGGCGCGCAACAAGCCGGTAACGCAGCCGGCGACGGTTGTCGGCGAACGGCACAAAGACCCGATCGCCGGCACCGCGTAAAAAATGAAGGTCAGAGTCGACGCGATAGTCCTCGACGAGCCGCTGCTTCAGGGCAAGTACGGCGAGATTATCGACGTGGCAAACGACGAGCTGGCTACGCTCTGGATCAAGCGGCAGTGGTGCGCGCGCATGGACGAGGACAAACCGCCGGAGCGCGCCGTCGTTGAGACTCCAGAGAGTAACCAGGCGGCGGCAGAGAAAGAGACGGCAACGATAAGGCGGCGCGGCAGGCCGCCAGCGGTAGAAACGTAAGGCATGGGTCTCGGACGTTTTTCCATAGGGACGGCGACTGGGCTAGTCGTCGCGACCGGATCGGCGAACGCCGCGATCTGGGCGTGTCGCTGGACTGACAGCGCGCGTTTAGCGCTGATCGAGCGATTGCGGGTGAATGCGGTTGTAACCGGGACGATCACGACGGCGGTGCCCTATGATCTCGAAGTCTATCTGGCGCGCAATTTCACGGTAGCACCCTCGACCAACGCCACCGCCTCGACACTCACCGGCAACAATACGCGACGGTATACCTCTCTTGATGGCACCAACATGGCGGGCGTCTACACACTCGCCACGCAGGCCGCGGGCATGGTCTCCACCATGACGAATATCGGCAAGGCCGCTGGCGTCTACAAGTGGACGGCGAGCGCTGCCGGAGGCGCAGGAGTCTTTCGTTGCGAGGCCGATGCGGGAGGCAACCCGAATTTGGCCGAGCCAACCGCGGTCAGGGTGAGCGGAGTCGATCAGACTTTAGCCGCTGCCGCCGCATCGCTCCCGATCGGCAGCTACTTTTACGGCGACGGCGATACCCTCGGCTACGACACGGTTTATGTGCATCTGGCGGGCGGCACCGATCCCGACGCGGGCGCAAGCGGCGTTGTCGAGCATTGGGTCGGCGCGGTTTATGACCTCGGCACGCCATTCGCCAGAGTGGCCGGAGCAACCGGGACGGTCATCGGCACACAGTTTTTTGGCGGCACGATGGTCGACCTCATCAACAGCCGCATGGGAAGCGAGATCGTGCTTTCGGAAAATCAAGGACTCGTTATCAGGGCGCCGCTGGCGGGGCCGGCGACCGGCACTTTCCGTGTCGCTGTCAACTTGGACTGGCGCGAGGTCGGGGCCACGTGGCTATAGCGCGCGCCTTGAAGCTCAAGACCGGGCCGACGATCGAGCCGGTGACGGTCGAGGATGTCCAGCTCTATTCGCGCGTCACAGTGACGGCGGAAACGCCGCTCCTGGAGCGGCTGATCAAGACCGCCCGCCGGCAGGTGGAAAATGATTCCAGCGTCCTTCTCTGCACGCAGACTTGGTTGATGTATCTCGATTGTTTTCCCGACTACTACAACGCTGGTCAGTTGAAAACCACGATCGAGATCCCGCTCCGTCCGGTGCAGAGCGTGTCATCGATTAAATATTACGACGAGGCCGGCTCTCTCCAGACTTTCAACGCAAGCAAATATCAGGTCGATATTGCGAGTTTCATTGCCAGAATAAAGCCGGCGCCGGGCGAGAGTTGGCCGTCCACCGAGTCGGAGCGGATAAACGCCGTCGAGATCGAGTTTGTCGGCGGGTTTGGCAATGCCGCCGCGGTGCCGGAGCCGATGAAGCAGGCCGTTTCGCTCCTCGTCGGACACTACTACGAGCACCGCGAGGCCGCTGAGATGATGTCGCTAAATATTCCCCCGATGGGATACCGCGACCTGATCGCCACGGAGAAAGTATTCCGTGTATGAGGGCCGGCACGCTCCGGCATCTGGTGACGGTCCAGGAGCCGGCGGAAACAAAAGGGACGCTCGGCGATGTCGAGCAGACCTGGAGCAATAAGGTGACGGTGTGGGCGGCGATCGAGCCGGTGAGGGGCGATGAGCGGTTTGCGCTCATGCAGGAAAAGGTGACGGCGGATATCAAAGTGACGATGCGAGCGGGCGAAGTCCCGGACCTGACGCCACGCATGCGGCTGGTTCACGAGAGCCAAATTTATGACATCGAGGCGATCGTTGACGTGGCGAATCGCGGCATCACGTTCGAGGTTTTTTGTAAGGCGGCGGCGTAAATGGACATCAGAGTCGAAGCCACCAACGCCAAGCGGGAGTTTTTCAAGCTCCGCGCGCGCTTTCAAAAGCTCCAGCGCTCTATCTTGGGCGAGGCGCTTGAGTTTGCCGCCGTGCCGCTTGTCGAACGGGCGCGTGATCTGGCTCCGGTCCGCACCGGACGGCTTCGCGAGCGTATCCAGTTCGTCAAGGCGAGAAATATCCGTGGTAGGACGGTGGTCGAGGTCGGGCCGGTCAAATTTAGCAAAAGAGAAAAGAACTTTCCTTTTTACGCGCTCTTTCAGGAGCGGGGATTCAAGGCGGTCGGTCGCAAGCGGCATGGCCGTGGCCGCCAGATCGCCGGCAAGCATTTTCTCAAACGCGCGGGAGAGCAGACGTTTAGCCAAGTCGAGGCGATCTTTGCGCGGCGCATGTTTCAGAAATTTGCTGAGATCCAGGCGGACGTAGAGGCGGCAGGGCTTGTTTAGTGTTGATCGAGGAATTTGTGCTTGATCGATTAGCAGAGCCGGTTGTGACGAATCTCATCGGCGCCAGGAGTTATGCGCTTCTGCCGCAGTTCGACCCGCTCAAGACGAACTACCCGGCGGTAGTCTTTCGGCTCTCTGACCGCGAGCGCGAATACGACCACAGCGGTCATTCCGACATAGCACTCTCACGATTCGAGATCATCTGCGTCGGGCAGAAATATCTCGACGCTGTAACGGTGGCCGATGCGGTCAGGCGCGCGTTTAACGGCTCGGAAGGGAGCTATGGCGGACCGCCGGCGCTCCAGGTCGGCGCGGTTGCAATCGAGGGAGAAGAGGATCTGCCGTACAGCCCCGAGGAATTTAGAGATCTTTCGCTTTTCGCCCGCGGCTTGGCGCTAAGGATCGAGCACACAGAGGAGATTTAGACATGGCACGCACGACACTCACGCCGAAAGTTTTGACCGCTTACCCGACGCTGCCGGTTTCGGCAAACTCTCTCGATCTCGCCTTCGAGACCGGCACGGCGACGGACGGTTTCGCCGCGCCGATCCGCGGCGGCGGGAAGGATCTCCTGCTCGTCACCAACGTCAACGCCGCGCCGCAGACTTTCACACTCGTAAGCGTGATCGACGATCTCAAGCGGACCGGCGATATCACGACTTATAGCTTGGCGCAGGACGAGATTGCCGCTGTCTCGCTACAATCCAAAGGATTCGACCAGGGGGACGGCACGGTGCACGTCAACGTCGGCCACAACGATATCCACGCCACGGTGATTCACTTGCCGTAAAGGGGGAGTCTAAATGAGCACTGCCTTTTTGCCTCACGGCACTAAACTCTTTCGCCAACATCCGACCACACAGGAATGGCAGGAGATTACTCAAGTTTCCATTGTGGGGTTTGTAGGTATCACCCACGAGAAGGAGGACTATACAAATCATAGCTCGCCTGGCGGAGTGCGCGAACAAAAAGTGACATTAAAGACGCCGAATCCCGTACCTTGCCAGGTGGTTTTTGACCCCGACAATCTGCTCCATCGGCAACTTTTCGCCGACAACATAGCCGCGACCGAGCTCAACTGGCGCATTCAGTTGCCTAATGCCACGCAGAGCAAAGAGGAGTTTGAAGCAACCGTAAGCATTTCTGACTCTCAGACATTACCAACGCAAATCATGAGAGTGGGCTTCAGTTTGGAACCGACCGGGATTCCGACCTTTACGTGGTAAAATGAACATCGAACTGATCCCAATCGAGCTAGACAAGCCGCGCACGATGGCGCTGCCGCTGCCGGCGCTCTGGAAGGCGCAAAAGCAGCTGGACAAGTTGCGCGCGGATGCGGGCCAGCCGATAGAGTCCATTTTTCAACTCATCGTCGAGAAATTCGTCCGCTCGAGCGTGCTCGGCGTCGATCTGGATCTGCTGATGGTTCTCTTGTGGGCGTCGCTTATCCACGAGGACCGCGAGCTTACGTTCGAGCAGGTGACGGAGTTTCAGCCGCCGATCGGCGAGGTGTTCGAGAAGTTGATTTTGTGCGCGGGCGCGTGGCTTGCACGCGAGAGAAAGCCGGGCGAGGCGACGGAGGTGGGCGATGCCACCCCCCCTTTGCCAACGATGAATGGTGGCTTGGTCTCTGGGCCAGCTGCCGAGTCGACTTCGGATTAACCGATCACGAAATCTGGGCGCTCTCGCTTGTCGAGTATAGCCACCTGGCAGAGCGGCTCCGCGATAAAGAAAACCGCGCGCAGTACGCCGTTGCCCGCCTGGCCGGCGCGTTTTACGGTGTCGATTACCAACAGTTCCTGCCTCATCCCCCGCCACCAAAATTTATATCACCGGACGAAGCGGCGAAAATGTTCGCGGAGTGGACGACGCGGGCAGGAGGCACGGTGCAGGGAGAGAAAAACGGAGCTAACGGAGGTTGATCACACGGCGGGGCTCTTTGGGCTCATCTTCGTTTTCCTTGAGAGTTTTCCGGATGTTTTCCAAACCGTCAATGATCCATGAGCAACCGAAAGCGATAGTCGCGATGAGAAACCCGATCAGGCCGAGCAGTTCGTCTTGCTGACCGCCGGGCACAGACCACTGAATGATTCCATACGCGATCGCGATGCCAGCCCAGAGTCGAAGTAAGTTAGCCACGGTGGAGAGCATAGTCCAAGGCTAGATCAATGGCAACCCAAGTAGGGCAAAGACACGGAAGATTAATAGTGCTGGCGCTATTCATGGCGGACGCTGGAGATCGCCGCCGCACCTTTGCGCGATGCCGCTGTGACTGTGGAAATGAAATTTCACTCATAGCGTGGCGCTTAATAGAAAATACCCGCTCATGTGGGTGCCTATCCCGCGAGCACGCTGCGCGCATGAACTTTGTTCACGGCAGAACTGGCACACCTGAATATCGAGCATGGAAAGGAATGATCCAGCAGTGCACAAACCCAAATACTCGGCAGTGGAAAGATTATGGTGGTCGCGGTGTTCGGGTTTGCGATGAGTGGCGCGATTTCGAGAGATTTCGCGCCGACATGGGTTCAAAGCCGAGTTCGAAGCACACGCTTGAACGGGTTAACAATGATCTCAGCTATGAGCCGGGAAACGTAGTTTGGGCCACGCGATTAGCGCAGAACAATAATACGCGCCGCAATCGCTTCATCGAAGTTCATGGCGAAACGTTGACCCTTACTGGCTGGTCCCGTAAGACGCAAATCCCAATCGCAACACTGTTCCGTCGTTTAGAAAGAAATCCGAAATTTTTGGACCATTTGGTGGAGGGCCTGTAACGTGGCGGTTCAAGTTGGCTCGGTGATATTTGCTATTTCCGCCGATTTAACAAAAATACGCGGCCAACTGAATACGTTAGAGCAATCATTTAATACCAGCTTCAGCAAAATCTCCAGCTTAGCGCGCGGTCTCGGCAACGTCTTGGGCGTCGGCCTTGGCGTCGGCGCGCTCACCGGCTTTACCAAAAGCGTAGTGGATGCGGCTGGGCATCTGGTTGATTTACAGCAGCAAACCGGCATCAGTGCGCAGGTATTGTCGGGACTCGAATCGACGCTATTAGAGTCGGGGAGCAGCGTCGATGCTTTTGCCAGCGCGGTATTTCGGGCGCAGAAAAACCTCGGCGACATTCAAAGCGACACGGAGGCAGCAGCGCGCGCCGCCAAGACGCTAGGGCTTGATTACCGCGAGTTGATCAAACTTTCACCGGAGCAGTTTTTCGACAAGATCGCCACTTCTCTTAGCAGCGTAGAAAATCAAAACCAACGAAACGCGCTCGGCGCGGCCCTTCTTGGCCGTGAGTTTCGCACACTCTCGCCGATCATCGGCACTGTTGCCGGGAGGCTGGATGAGTTTCGCAAGGCGGGACTCACCGAAGAGGATTTACAGCGCCTTGATGCTGCCGGTGACACCTTTACGCGCCTTGGCACTAAGATCAAAATCTTTGCCGGTGAAGTCATTGCCGACGCGATTCGGGCAATCGACAAAATAAGAGAGCTGATCGCGCTATCGTCGCTGGCTCAAAAAGAAGGTGGGCCGGGCGCACTTGCTGGCGGTGTGGGTACGGGTGGTCTGCAGATTGGCGGTGCAGCGAGTCCGCTTGAGGGCGCGTTAAAGCCAGCGCCCAAAGCTGGCGGCGCCTTATTAACCACCGGCCTATCCGACGCGCAGAAAAAGCTCGCCGACGAATTAAAGCGCACATCAGAATCCATCGAGCAGCAAAACGAGCGGCTCCAGGCGCAGATCATCGAGCTTCAGCGCGGCAAGGATGCGGCCGAGGACTATCTTCTCACGCAGCAGGAGATGCGCGAGGCGGCGAAGGGGCTCACGTCAGACATCGTGCAGGAGCAGGACCGCAGGCGGCAGTTAACCGCGGATCTGCGCGCGGAGGCTCAGGCGCGGGCGCTCAATCAAGAGGCCACAAGGGCATGGGTGCAGGCCTTTGAAGAAGGCGAGCGCAAGCAGGTCGAAGCGAGCAAGACCCTGCTGGGCATCTTGGAAGATATAGATCAGCGCTCGCTCACGCCGATGGAGCAAACCCTGGCCGAGATCAACCAGCGCTACGACGACATGATCGCCAAACTGGTGATCGCCGGACAAATTACCGGCAACAATGTCGAGAAGCAAAAAGAGCTGCTGGAATTTTTTCGCCGTCAGGACTTGCTCCGTGCCAAGCCGCCGGAATGGACGCGCGGCTTTGACGTGGTGGGAAACGAGCCGGTGCCGGGAACTGATCCAAATGAGCTCGGCGAGAGCTGGAGGACAACGGAGGGCCTTATCCGCGGCGCCGCTCGCGGCATCACCGACTCCATGCGCTCGATCGCATTAGGCACGCAGGAGGCCGGCGAGGCGTTTCGCAATCTGGGCGTGGCGATCCTCGCAAGCCTTACTGATGCGATCATCCAGCTCACCATCATCACGCCACTGATCGAAAGCATGAAAAAGGCGCTGGCGAGCACGCCGGGCAGTGGCGGTGGCGGCGGTGGTTTTTGGGGTTTTCTTGGAGGACTTTTCGGCGGGCTCTTCGGCGGCTCGGCCGACAACGGCATGACGATCCCCGGCCCGATCGGCGCGCCGCGGCTCATCATGGCGCACGCTGGCGAGACGATCCTGCCGACGCACAAGAGCCCGATGGGGCAATTTCAACGCGGTTGGCAAGGCGCCGGCGCGCAGCAAACCACGGTGCAGATCAACGGCGACATCATCCCGCGCGGGCAATGGGCCACGCCGCAGGACGTGGTGCGAATTACCAGCAAGTCGATCAAGGATCAGACCGACGTGTACGTCGCGATGAGAAACTACGGGCCAAAGGGATGAGCGAGGCAATCAGCGGCGGCGAACAATCGCTGCGCGAAAAGTTGGAGGCGCTGGTCGGCGCGCCGGTTAACGACCCGCGCTTCGAGCCGGATAACTGCTGGGGATTCGTGCGCCACTGCTACGCGCTCGCGGATATCTACCTGCCGAAAAAAGTCACTGCGGCTAGGCACATGCGCCGGTCGGTGAAAGAGGGAGAGCGGCTTCAGCTGCTCGACGTGATCGAGTTTGAAAACTTTTTTTTGGAGCCGCGGCACGTCGCTGTGGCGCTCGATAATGTCTGGTTTATTCAAAGCTCGGACGTGACGAACGGCGTGGCGCTGCTAACGATCGAGCGTTTCCGTTCGATCATCGCCTCGGTGCATCGACTCAAATGATCGTTGAGATTCAGCCCAACAACATCAAGAGCAATGTCCCCGGCGGGTTGCTCGGCGAGCGTTTTGCCAAGTTTGACGACATGATCCACGCGGTGAAAATCAACGGTCAATTTCGCCGCGACTGGAGAGATATCCGCTGTGGCGACGGGATCGCCGACCGCGTCGTCATCATCGGTAAGACGGAACTTCCCCCTTGGGTGATTGGACTTTTGATCTCGGTGGCGCTCACTGGCCTTTCGATGTTGATCGCGCCGCGGCCGAAAACCCCCAACTTCAACAATCGGCGCGACGAAGCGACCGCTACTGCGGGACTGCACAACGCGACCGAGACCGGCTCGCCGCTGTTTTATAGCTTTGGCGAAAATATCGTTTACGGCACCGTTATCGGCTCTGGCACTCGGGTAGCGCCGGACGGCAAATCGACGCTCAGCCGCATGCTGTATTTTATGGGCATCACCGACGGCTTTGGCATCCAGGGTATCGATCAAATCGAGATCGACGATCAGCCGATCGAAAATTTTCCCGAGATCACCACGTCGATTCGCCTTGGCCTGTCGAGCCAGGCGGTGATCGAAGGGTTCAACAACGTCACGCAATCGTTCGCCGCGCAAAATACCTTCACGCCGACGCAGTCCGTGACCTACTCAAGCCGCTTCAACAACATTAATCAGTTCCGCCCGATCATTCAGTTCGGGAGCTTCGTTCGCTTCTCGTCATCGGGAGGCCAGCGCCCGCAGAGTTGCGACATCAAAGTCGAGCGCAAACTCACCGCCGATCCGGTGGGAAATTTCGTCGAAGTGCAGGGGAGCCCGTTTCGTTTCGTCGGTCAGACCAACGGCCCGATCGCATTTCCGATGGAGATCACGGTGGCCGATCCCAGCCAGGGCGCGCCGTGGGATCTGCGATTTACCAAGATCACGCCGACTGGCGGCAACAACGATCCGCCCGACCCGCTGTTGTTCTCGGTCGAAGAGGTGATTTTTGACCAACGCACCTATCCGAATTGCGCGCTGCTGGCGCTCGATAACATTCCGTCGGCCAATTTTCCCAGCCTGGCAAACCTGAAAGTCGGCGCACGAGTGCTGGGGAATCTGATCCCGGTGCCGGACGGATTCGGCGGCTTTACCCGCGCATGGACGCGCGAGCGCGTGTGGATTCACCGTTATCTCGCGACCAATCCGACATTTGGTTGCGGCTCAGGGGCGCGAAGGATGCTTCCGCCGGGCGTTCTAACTAAGGAGCAATTTCCGGGTGTCCTAGATAACCCGTTCAGGTTGGTCGCATGACAGATGCCGTCCTTCGATCAAAGCTACATCGACCGTTTGAACCGCCAGTACAACAAGGGCTTGTTCGTCCGCGCCGTGGTGTTCACGGAATCGGTCGACCCGCTGGTCAAAAAATACTGGGTCGATCATGCGCAGCCGATCACCTTCCAGGGCAACGCCTACGAGCCACTCCGCATGCTTTGGCAGAACATCAAGGCATCGACAGCACTCAACCTGGAGGGCGCGGAGCTTACGGTGTCGAATCTCGCCCGCAAGGCGGAGGACTACGTCGAAACCATCGACATCAAAGGCGCGGAGGTAGTCGTCCAACTGCTGCACTTGTCCTTGCTCAACACGCTCGTCAATTTTTACGAGCGGAGGTTTTATGTCCAGGCGGTGCGCGCCGACGTGCGGGCGATCACGTTTACCATTGGCCGCGAGCTTGGCTGGCAGGAGAGCGAGTTTGATGACACTTGGGGCATTACCGAGCAGGCTTACTACAACGAATTGGTTGAGGGCCACAATGGCGATGAGCCGCGCGATCTTTGTGATCTTCTGGTGAGCGAGCGGCGCGAAGGGTTGGATTACTTGCAGACGATACTGGCAGAAGGGCGGGCGAGTTTTATTTCGGCAGGCAATAAATGGCGCTATGTCGTCGATCGGCCGCGTAACCCGGTGATGCTGGTGAGCGAGCCCAAAAACGTGATCGAAAACTCGGTTGTAAGCGAGCCGCTCCAGCCCGATCCCAACGTCAATCATATGTTTGCCGAGTACCGCGATATCGATAACCGCGACATTCCCAACATCGTGAAGCTAGCGGACACCGGCTGGCAGGAGGGCGATCCGATCGTTTCTGACGCGATCAAACTACAAACGATTCGCCGGGAATCGCAAGCCGACCGAGAGGCGATGTACCAGCGGAAAAAGCAGGCGCTCGTGCGCCGGCGCTGGCAGGCACAAGGCACGCAGCAATTTCTCTACGCCGAGCCGATGCAGCGCGTTTATTTCTATTACCCGACTTCGTCTCATCTTCGCGGGTGGTCGGGGAGCGTGAGGGCAGGGGGCGACGCCAGCAATGTTGTGCTTGACCGCGCCGTGGAGTTAGAGGCCGGGGAGACCTATCAGATCGTTGTCCAGCACGAGAGCGGCACAGTCGAAACCCGCACCATCGACACCGCCGCTGGTAAGCGCGTCCAAGTCCATGTGACATCGCCGTTCAGCGCTGCGCCAGCGGCCAAGGATTCCTACTCCCTGGACAAGGTGGACCCGACACTCCGCACCGCCGTGCTCGATAATCTGGAATACTCCGACGAGGAACCGATCCGGCTGTCGCTCTCCGACTACGTGCCCGAGGTCTATACCGCGGATCCGCTGCCGCCGAAATCGGTCAGACGGTTTTTCGATCTCCAGCGCATGGCGCCATTGCCGCTCCGCGCGGCCAGCGTCGTCGAGGAATCGACGATCGCGCGCGACGGCTCGCAGATTTCCACGCTGATCTTCGACGTGACCCCGGGATTCAACAACGTCGCTGGCGTGATCCAGGTCGTCACCGGCGGCGTGACGTTCCTCGATCCGGCCGAGCCGGTGCTGTCGGCTTACTACGTCGGCTGGACGATCGAGATTACCGAAGGCACCGGCGCGGGGCAGAAAAGAAAAATCACCGCGTATGGGGGGGCGCGAGATGCGGTGGTCGATTCGCCGTGGTCGCCCGAGCCCGTGCCCGGGAGCAGGTACAAACTTTTTAAAGAGCGGTTCGGCGAGTTGACCGGCTTTCGCGTGCAGATTCTCGGCGAAGTGAGCCACGACGCGGCGCTGCAGTACTGGACGACCGAGCCCGCCCTTGCCGGGTTGCCTTTTCCCGGCGCAAGCGAGGCGTGGCTGCATTTTGACATCCACGGCCGCTTTCAAGGCCACTCGTGGCCTAACGCGGATGATTACTGGACCGAGCTGGCGAGCTTTTCCGGCGTGCGTGGCGAGTATCACGAGCGCGTCCAGGCGGGGCTGCAATATTTCAAGTTCACGCCGATCTCGAACGGCGTCGAGAACAAACTCGGCCGGTTCGCCAAATCCGTCGTCGTCGTCGGCGATCAGGGGGCGCCGGCCGCGCCGCAATCGGTCACGCTGGCGGCGCATCTAAAACAAGTGTCGATCGATATCTTCCAAGCGCGGCCGACAGCGGAGGATCTCGCCGGCTTCGATGTCGAGTTTTACCTCTGGGACGGAGTCCAGCTCCATCATCTGCGGACGGTGAAAGTGCCGGTGTTGCAGGACTCGACTATAAGCGCGACGCCGATGCTCCGCCGCCATACGGAGAATTTCTCCGAGCGCAATTACGGCGAACAGATCTGGGCGCGGGCGCGCGCCTACGACCGAACGAATAATTTCAGCGGCTTCACCAACACGAGCAACATGATCACGCTCACGCAGGTCTTGCAGGGCGATATCCAAGAGGGCGCGCTCACCGATTTCGCCGAGTTCGCGAACGACGCCAACTTGGACAAAAACACGGTCACGACCGAGGTCGAAATGGCCTCGGTGGTGCTCGCGACCACCGGGCGACCGATCCTGCTCTTTTCCAAGGCGACGCTAAAAAACCTGGACACGCCGGGAGCCACAGTCACGTTGGAGCTTCGCCGCGGGGCTACTTACGCCGGCAGCGTGCTGATCGATGCCGTGCACAAAGCGCTCGATCCGTCCGAGGAGGACGTGCTCGTTTTGCAGCGCGTTCATTGGCCGGCGCCGGGCACGCACACGTTTAAAGTATGGATCACCGAGCCGGCGGCGAGCGTCACCTGGCGATCGTCTTTTCGCCGTCTCCTGGCGCTCGAAATCAAGGATAAGGACAGCGCATGAGGTTTTTAACCTACGACCCGAATACCGGCGAGATTCTCGGGCGGATTGTCACCACTGACAAGCAGGCCGCGCACTATCCGGTCAAGCGCGAGCTAAGTGCCGAGGAGTACGACGAGCGGCCGGAGCTGTTTCTGAAAGTCGATCTCGCCGACCCGAAAAAACAGCTCGTCGCGCTGAGCGAAACCGAGGCCAAGGCGCGCGGCGCGAGTGACGAGTTTATCGCGCAGAAAATTGCCGAGGGAAAAATAGCGAGAGAAGGGGCGGCCGAAAGATAAAAATGCACACAGCCTTTATTTCGCCGACTCATGTGCTGCCCGAAGAGATTCAGATGCCGACGTTAAAAGACCCGGTTGGCGGCGGTGAAGTATCTCTGCGGCGGCAGTATCCGCGCGCGCTTCGGCGCTGGGAACTCACGATCCCGGCACAGCACGACAAGCTCGATCCGTTTCAGGGGTTTTTAGAAATGGTTCAGGGCGATGTGCCGTTTTGGTTCGATGGCGCCGGCATGCTCGAGGTCGTCGAGCCGATCCCGATTGCGGTTGGCGATGGCGCAACAAGCGAGTTTGTCCTGCCGCACCGCCACGTCTTTGTGTCCTCGGCGGTGGTGTACTTAAACGGCGCGATTTTAACTGCCTGGTCGCCGGTAGGGGATGGCGTTGTCATGGACAGCTTTATCTGTGACTCAGCGCCGGCTCTGAACGCGATCATCACGGCAAAGTATAGGCGCAAAGCACTGGTGATCCAGGAGACCGAGCAGGCAGGACAGCGCCAGCGAGTATTTCGCGACCAGGACAACGAAGGCGGGTCGCTCTTTACCGCGCGGGTGTGGCTGCAAGAAATTGCGAATGACTGACTGATGTTTCAACTGTGGACCGCATCGAAACTAAACAAGCTTCCCTTTTTGCTTCAGCGGGAGATTTATTTCTACGCGCCGCTCGTGGACTCGCTCGACTTTTACGGCACCGATCCGGTGACTTACACACGCGCTGGGACAACGACCGCAGCGCACCGGAGCGGCAGTTTTACCATCGCCGCCAACGTGCCGCCGTTCGAGTACAGCGGCGAGAATCAGCTGGGGCTCTATCTCAATGCGCCGGCGAGCTTGTCGTTCAGCGCGCAGAACGCGCTCAACGACGCCAATACGCTCATCTGGTTCGAGGATCTCGTTCCGAAATCGACGCCGACCAACACCAACCCGATCGACTCGAACGGCATCTGGACCGGCAACCTCGACATCCATCTCGCACATTTGTTGAAAGCCAGGCGCGTGCTCGCGAACTCGGAGATCGTGCAGATCCAGACCGTGCTCCTGGGCGTGGCGCAATCGTTGCCCGCGCCGCCCGCGCCTCCGGTCGGCGCCGGCGGGAGCTGGATTACCGAGACGCCGGCGGGAAGTCGCGCGGGCACGGTTTTTACGCTGAGCCAGGATCCGGATCTCAATACGTTGATTATTTTTTGTTTCGCTGCCGGCGCGCTCGAGC